ATCCAGATCACCGGCTATGCGCCGACGGTGATCGGGCCGCGAAACGTCGGGGCGGGTCGTTCGACAGGCGGCAAGCGTCGCAGGGTGATCGTTCGTGACCGTGTGTACATGGTCAACGAGCGCGATATCCCCGCGCTGCTCGAAGCGGAGTTGCTTGACCGTGCGCCGCCGAAAACGGCCGAGGTGGTAGAGGGTCCAAAGCCCCGCAAACGGATCAAGAAGGCCGCACAGCCGGTCAAGACGGTCGAGCAGGTACAGGAAGCCGTTGAGCAGATCAAAGCCCGTATCGAGCCGGAAAACGCATGGCTCATGCAGGCGCTGGAAGCGGTTGCTTACAGGGTGCTTGAGCGGCTACAGGACGAGGAAGATTCAATCATGTTGCTGGTCGCATGACGCCGGAGCAGATTATCGAACGCGCCCGCCTGGTGCGGGTGTTTCTTGACTCCGACGAGTTCAAAGCCGCGTGGGAAGGGGCTGAGGACGACTTGGTAAGCGAGTTTCGCAACGCGCAGACGCCCGAACAGGCCGTGCGCGTGCATGAGGAAATGCGGGCCATGTCCCGCGTGATGGCGAAGTGGAGGTCGCATCTTGCGAACGCCACGATTGCCGAGAAGGAGCGAGAGGACCGCGAGCGAAAACGCGGATTCTTTCGATAACGCGCCGCCACCGAGCGGCGTTTTTTTTGATAGGTAGACCATGCCTGAAGATCAGTCGCCACCGAGCGATGACGATATTGTGTCCCGTTTGATGGCTCTTGAGCCGGAAGAACAGGAAGAACCCGCGCCAGAGGATCAGTCCGAGCCGCCGGAGCCTGTAGAGGAGCCGGACGCTGAGGCGGAACCGTCTGAGGAAGGCGAAACCGAGCCGGAAGCGGAAGATGCTGCTGAGGACGAACAACCGTCCGAAGAATTCGAGCTGCAATACAACGGTGCCACCGAAAAGGTGCCGAAGGATCGTGCGAAGGCTCTTGCCCAACAGGGTCTGTATTACGAGCGCAACCAAGCGCAAGCAGAACAGCACTGGAAACAGGCGCAGGAAGTCACGCAAGCCATTCAGGCTCAGTTGCAGGCAGTTCCCGAGTTGCAGGAAGCAAACGCGCTGGTCGGTATGTACCAGAAGGCGATTGAGTCCATCGATATCGCGGAGATGCAGCAGCTTGCGACGGACGATCCGGCGAAGTACCTCGCCAAGCTCGCCGAATACAACACGCTGAATAGGCGGTTGCAGGAAGCGGAGTCCAAGCGGGTACAGGTCGCGCAGCAGTTCACCGAATCGCAGCAGCGATTCCAGCAGGAGGCACTGAAACGTGAGCGCGAAGCTCTGTTCAAGGCCATTCCTGACTGGCGAGACGACGCGAAATTCAAGCAAGCACGGGGCCGAATCCTCGCCTACATGGCCGAGAGGGGCTTTAGCGAGCAGGAAGTCGGGTCGTTGATGGATCACAGGGCGCTGCTAGTGGCGTATGACGCTGCGCGGTTCCGTGAGTCTCAGAAGGCGTTGAAGGCGTCGGCCAAGCAACTTGGGCAAAAGCCGAAGGTTGCGAAGCCTGGTGCTGGTGCTACGCCTGCCGAGGTGAGCGACGAGCAGACGAAGGCGTTGCGGCAGCAATTGAAGAAATCAGGCCGACTCGAAGATGCGGCGAAGCTATTCGAGCGGTTCGGATAAAGGATGAATCATGGCTCGCGCACCGAACAACACCTACTCGGGCAACAAGATTGCCGAGGATTTCCACAACACCATCTATGACATTTCGCCGACCGACACGCCTCTGCTGTCGCTGGCGAAGCGTTTCAAGGCAACCAATACGCTCCACCAGTGGACGTATGACGCGCTGACGGCGGCTGCTGCCAACCAGCAGGTTGAGGGCGACGACTTCGATCCGACTGCGCGTGCGCAGCCGACGACGCTCAACAACTACTGCCAGATTCTCCGCAAGGACGTGAACATTTCTGGCACGTTCGAGGCCGTGAACAAGTACGGCCGCAAGTCGGAGATGGCGTACCAGACGGCGCGGATGGCGAAGGAACTCAAGCGCGACCTGGAATACGCGCTGGTTCGAAATCAGGGTGGCGACGCCGGTTCGGCTTCCTCGGCCCGCGTCATGGGTTCGATGGAGTCGTGGATCGCTTCGTCGGCTGGTGGCGGCAACGGCTACCGTGCGTCGGGTTCGACTGGCGGCACTTCGTCGGGTTATACCGGCGGCGTGGCGAAGGCTCCGACGGACGGCACCGCGACGGCGATGGTCGAAGCCGACCTGAAGGGCGCGCTCGAACTCGCGTGGAACGATGGCGGCGATCCGAGCGTCATCATGATGTCCAGTGCCAACAAGAAGGTCTTTTCGGGATTTACCGGCATTGCGACGCGGTTCAACGATGTGAAGGGTGCGACGAGCGCCAATATCATCGGCTCGGCGGATGTGTACGTCTCAAACTGGGGCGTTCACAAGGCCGTGATGAACCGCTACATGCGCGACGCGGCGGTGCTGTGCATCGACCCCGAGTACGTCGGCGTGGCCTTCCTGCGGCCGTTCCAGCGAGTCGATATCGCGCGGACGGGTGACGGCGAGAAGAAGGCGATCCTCTGCGAAGCGACGCTTGTGGTGCAGAACCCGAACGCGCACGCGAAGGTGTTCAACTGCGGCTAATTCGTTAGCCAACACGGAAGGGCCGGGGGCAACCTCGGCCCTTTTTTTGTGAAGCGCATTCTTGGTCATGACTCGGTGACTGGCGTTACCGAGTGGTTCGAGTACGACCCCGTTACGGACAACACAACCATCTGGTCCGAGCAACCAGACGCCGATATCAAGGCGTTTCTGGATCAGGTGACGAAGCAGCGCAACGACGCTGACTTTACCAAGCGCGGCATTAAAAACGACTGGTGGAAATACGCCAGCCTGCCGCCAATCGTCATCATGGAATTGCGCAACAAGGGGATTGACGTTTTCAACCCGGATCATACGAAGGCGCTGATTCGTGAGATCAACGCCAACTATCCCTCTCTAAAGACGACAGAAAAATGGCATCGGTAAGAGAGATGCCGTTGGGCGAGCAGAACGAGATTTTGCGTGACGCGCGCAATCTCGCCGAGGAAGGTGACTACGAAGGCGCGTCCAAGATCGCGTTTCAGGTGCTTGAACGCGCGCCGAACAGTGCGATGGCGCTGCACCTGTTGGGCTATATCTACCTGATGATCGACCGCCAGGTGATGGCGTATCAGTTCTACCGGCGGGCGTTGCAGGTAGACAGCCGGCACGCGGAGATTTGGAACAACTTCGGGCGGGCGGCAGATGAGCTGCACCTGTACGAAGAATCGGAAGCGGCGTTCAAGCGGACGCTCCAGATTGACCCGCAGTACGCGGCCGGATGGGCGAACCTGAGTGTGTCGCTCATCAATCAGGCGCGATACAAGGAGGCCCTTGTCGCTGCCGAGAAGGCGATTGAGCTTGATCCAGAGGCAAAGAATGGTTGGATCAACATCGGTTTTGCTTCCCTCGCATTGGGCGACTGGAAGCGCGGATGGGCGGGCTACCACAAGGCTTTAGGCGGCAAGTTCCGGCAGCCGGTGTGCTACGGCGACGAACCGGAATGGGATGGAAAGCCGGTCGATTGTCTGGTCGTGACCGGCGAGCAGGGCATCGGCGACGAGGTGAACTTCGCGCAGATGATCCGCAATGCGGCGAAGGATTGCGGGTCAGTGGTCTATGACTGCCACCCGAGGCTTGTCGGGTTGTTCCGTCGGTCGTTTGAAGATGTTCCGAACGTGCATGTATACGGCACTCGGAAAGAGCAGGCGGTGCCGTGGCTGGCCGATCACAAGCCATCGGCGCATATCTCGTTGGCTGACCTGGGGATGTTCTACCGGCAGTCGGACGAGAGTTTCCCGAGGCAGGCGTATATCAAGGCCGACCCCGAGCGGGTGCTTCAGTGGCGGGCGCTCTTTGACTCGTGGGGCAAGCCGGTCATCGGCATTGCGTGGTCGGGCGGGAACTTCCTCACGCAGTCGGTGATCCGCAACGTAACGGCGAAGTCGTTCAAGCCGCTGATTGACGCGGTGGATGCGGTGTTCGTGTCGCTTGAGTACAAAGACCCGAGCGCCGAAATCAGGGCTTCCGGCCTGCCGATCAAGTGGTTCGAGCGGGCGACGATGCCGAAGGATTACGACGAGACGGCGGGCCTTGTCGGGGCTTGCGACGTGATCGTTGGGATTCATACTAGCGCGCTGCATCTGGCCGGTGCGATGGGCAAGCCGGTTCGCTGCCTGGTGCCGGACGTACCTCAGTGGCGATACAACCGCGACGACATGCCGTGGTATCCCGACTTCAAGCTCTATCGCAAATGCGGGCTGCCGTGGGAGGCGGCGATTGCGAAGATCGCGCGTGAGGAATTCGCCGGGAGGAAGGCGGCGTGATCCCGATTTACGTCGGCTATGACCATCGTGAAGCGGTCGCGTATCACACGTTTTGCCAATCGGTGATCGAGCGCGCTTCGATGCCGGTGGCGTTTCACCCGCTATCGCTCGGGATGCTGCGGACATACGAGGAAACGCACGGCGACGGGTCGAACCAGTTCATCTACACGCGGTTCCTGGTGCCTGCGTTGCAGGACTTCGGCGGGTGGGCGATCTTCGTCGATGGAGACATGATCTGCACGAGGGATATCGCCGAGTTGTGGGCCTATCGTGACCCGGCGTATGCGGTCAAGGTGGTCAAGCACCCGGACTACAAGACGGCGCACCAGTTCAAGTACGTCGGCACGACGATGGAGACGATCAATGCGTCTTACCCGCGCAAGAACTGGTCGAGCGTGATCCTGTGGAACTGCTCGCACCCGGCCAATCGAAGGCTGACGCCGAGCTACGTCCAGAAGCAGACGGGTAGCCATTTGCACAGGTTCGGGTGGCTGGCAGACGAGGAAATCGGCGAGCTGCCGGGCGAGTGGAATGTGCTGGTGGGCGAGCAGCAGCATGAGTCGCCGGCCATCGCTCATTTCACGTTGGGCGTTCCTGAAATCGAGCATTACCGGACCTGTGGCCACGCTGATTTGTGGCACAGCACGAAAACCAACCTTCTGAGGTGCGGGTGAAGATCACTTCTCGGATCGACGGCATCACGGGCATCGCCCCGGCCTATCGCGGGACGTACATTCCCGCGCCGAAGTCGGTCAAGATCGAACTGACGGCGGCGTGCAACTACGCCTGCAAGTTCTGCGTCCAGGCCGTCCAGAAGGGTTCCGGCACGATGGATCGTGACCTGTACTCGCGGCTGATTCGGGAGATGCGGGCCGCTGGCGTGGAGGAATTGGGCCTGTTCTACATTGGCGAGTCGTTCCTGTGTAGCTGGCTTCCCGAAGCGATTGCCGAGGCCAAAGAGGTCGGCTTTCCGTATGTGTTCCTGACGACGAACGGGAGCGCCGCGACGCCGAAGAAGGTCGAGGAGTGCATGAAGGCGGGTCTGGATAGCCTCAAGTTCTCGCTCAACTTCACCGGGCCGTCGCAGTTGGCCGACGTGGCGCAGGTGTCGGCCAGGTTCTTCGAGCAGGCGATCACGCACCTGATTGCGGCGCGGCAGATCAGGGATCAGGGTGGGTACAAGTGCGGCGTCTACGCCTCGTCTATCGCGTTCGACGGTGAGCAGGGCCAGCGGATGCGAGAGGTTGTGGAGCGGATCAAGCCTTGGGTAGACGAGGCGTATTGGCTTCCGTTATACGGGATGAGTGGTGCCGCTATTGCCGCAGGGCTAAAGCCGCGCCCCGGAAACCCTGGCCGACTAGATCAAATGCGTGAGCCAATTCCATGCTGGAGCGTCTTTCAGGAAGGCCATATCAACTATGACGGAACGATGTCCGCCTGTTGCTTCGGGCCGGGACAGAGGCGCGAATTCGTCATGGCCGACTTGAAAGAGGTCGATTTCATGGCCGGCTGGAATACAGTCGCCTACCAGAAATTGCGTGCGGCGCACCTGACTGGCGATGTTTCCGGCACCATTTGCGAAAGCTGCACCTCCGGATGAGAAAGATTGATCGATCAGCGTTGATCGGCAACACATACGGGAAATGGACCGTAACGGGATTCCCAAAGACGCAGAACCTTCGGCATCCGGCTGTTCTGTGCCGATGTGAGTGCGGAAAAGAGTCCTCAATCTCCGTTGACAATCTGCTCTCTGGCAAGTCCAAGGGATGCCGTGACTGCTCTGGTCGTAACGGCAGCGCGAATCCTGCATGGAAGGGATACAAGGATATTCCTCATGTCTATTTCACGATCATGATGAGGAGCGCACAAGCTCGCGGTCTGGTTGTGAACGTAACTATCGAGGACTTGCAGGTCGCATGGGATCGGTGCGGCGGCAAGTGTGTGCTGACTGGGCTTCCAATCGAATTGAAGGGAAAAAAGTCAGGCAACACGGCGTCTATTGACAGGATAGACCCTGCGCACGGATATGAACCGTGGAACATTCAATGGGTTCACAAAGACGTGAACCTAATGCGTAACAAGTTCACGCTTGATTACTTTATCCGTATGTGCGCGCTAGTCGCCGATAGAGGGAATTCTGGTAGGCGCTGCGCCGCTGGCTCCTGATGCTGGTCATCATCGGCCACGGTCCCTCGGTACAGCGGGCGAAGCTCGGCGACTGGATCGACACGCAAACTGTCGTGAGGCTGAAAAACGCGCCGCTGCCGGACAAGTCATTCGGCACGCGGACGGACTATATCTGTTCGCGTAAGGATCATTGGGTAGCGAGCAAACGTCCGGGGATCGAGTATTGGATGTTTCAGCGCGGGAAGGACTCGCCTGGGGTCAGGTTCGCGGACTTCGACGAATGGACGAAGTGGTATCGGCGGTTCTCTGGCATGAAGCCGAGCCACGGACTATGTGCCGCGATGTGCGCGACCGAGTTCCTGAACCCGCAGGAAATTGGCGTGATCGGGTTCGATTCGATCATGCACCCGGACCAGAAGGAACAGGCCAAGTACGACCGAGGGGCCGGTGCGTGGTTCCACGATCAACATGCAGAGGCCAAAGCGTTGTACGCGCTTGGGCCGAGGATCATCAACCTTGCTGATTAGCGACGAGTACCGGGCCGAGCAGGCGCGGCTACATGCGACCGGCCATTACGGGGTCGTCGGGCAGGAATTCGCGCCGGATGTGGCGCGGATCATGGGGCAGCTCGGGGCGACGGAGTTGCTTGACTACGGGGCCGGCTCGAGGCTGTCGCTCAAGCGCGGGCTGGATGCGATGGGGGTCGCAGAGTACGAATATCGGCCCTATGAGCCTGCGGTGCCGGAGTACGCAGCAGAACCCGCGCCGAGTTCGTTCGTGTGCTGTATCGACGTTCTGGAGCACATAGAGCCGGAACTGTTGGACAACGTGCTTGACGACCTGAAACGGGTCACGGCAGGGGTCGGTTTCTTCACGATCCATACCGGCAAGGCAGGAAAAACCCTGTCGGACGGGCGAAACGCTCACTTGATCCAGCAGCCGGCCGAATGGTGGCTGCCGAAGATTCTTGAACGCTGGACGCTGCAATCCTTTCAGGCTCGGCCGAAGGGCTTTGCGGTGATCGTGACGAGGAAATAATGGCAATCGGCACCTATGCACAGTTGAAGTCCGCGATTGCATCGTGGGCGCATCGGTCGGACATTACCGATTCCGTCGCCGCTGACTTCGTGACGCTCGCCGAGGCCGAGTTCAATCGCGTTTTGCGTTGTGTTCAACAGGAAACCCGCGACACGTTGAGCGTGACTTCGCGTTACACGGCGCTGCCCACTGACTTCCTCGAACTTCGCCGGATCGAGTACGACGGCAACCCGGTCTATCCGCTGAACAGCCTGACGCCCTTTCAGCAAACGAGCTACCGGCAGAATCAGCCCACTGGCGACCCGGTGTATTACTCGATTGTCGGCACCGATATCGAGGTCGTGCCGACGCAGACGAGCGCGACGCTCGATATCCTCTACTACGCCAAGATTCCCGCTTTGTCGGGTTCCAACACGACGAATTGGCTTCTGACTGCTTGGCCTGACCTGTACCTGTCCGAGTGCCTTCGCCAATGTGCAATTTGGACGAAGGACGACAACAGCATCAATCGCTATGGTCAGCGGGTGATGGAAGCGGTGCAGACGATCCGCCAGTTGGACATTGCCAAGCGGTTCGCGGGGCCGATGGTGGTCAGGGCCGCGTAAATGGCGATCCAGAAGTTTCTAGGCTACGCGCCCGATATCGACCCGACGACGCCGGGCGTTATCACGGCTTGCGACATGCTCGAACCCACTGTTCGGGGGATGCGTGGCGCACCGGCTGCGGTGGCGACCGAGTACTCGGCACTTGCTGCCGAGTGCAGGGGGTCGGTGCTGGTCAAGAAACTGGACGGCACGAAGCGACTGCTTGCCGGAACGCAGACGAAGATTTACGAAGGCGTCTCGGGGACGTGGACCGACCGGACTTCGATGACACTGGTTGGCTCGAGTGAATCGCGGTGGGAGTTCCGCCAGTTCGGCGACGTGACGATTGCTCAGAACGGTGTCGATGAGCCGCTAGAGTCCACCGCCAGCGCCTTTGCGACGATCACGACGATCCCGATTGCCAAGTTCATCGAAACGGCGAGCGGGTTCCTGGTCTGCGCGAACATTACCGACGTGAGCTATGCGTTTAGCGACGGCTGGTGGTGTTCGGCGCTCTATGACTATACGAACTTTACGCCGTCCATCGCCACGCAAAGCGCGCAGGGCAGGCTGTACGACACGCCGGGGCCGATCAACGCCTTGAAGGCGCTCGGCGGCGATCTGGTCGCGTTCAAGGACCGGAGCATGTATCTCGGCCAGTACGTCGGGCCGGATGTGATCTGGTCGTGGCAACTGGTGCCGGGTGCGGTCGGAGCGTATTCGCAGGGGTCGGTAGTTTCGGACGGCTCTGCCCTTTACTGGTGGAGCGGCGAGGACTTCTACAGGTTCGACGGGTCGCGCCCGCAGCCGATTGGGTCGGCCATCCGCAAGTGGTTTGCCGAGAATGTCTCGCAGAACTACCTGTACAAGATGATGGGGGCTTTCGACCGCACGACGGGGCTTATCCGGTGGTACTACGTCCCGAACGGAGGTTCCGTGATTACCGACTGTGTTGTGCTGAACGTCCGTACTGGTCAGTGGGGCCGGGCGGATCGGCAGATCGAGGCGGTCGTGGAGTACGTCACGTCGGCGATCACGTTCGACTCGCCTGGAATCCTGAACGCACTGACCTTTAACGATACGACCTATACGCAGTCGTTCGATTCGCCGTTCTGGACTTCGGGGAGCGAGTCTCCGGCGGTGTTCAATGCCGCGCACTTGATCCAGACGCTAACAGGGGTGAGCGATTCAAGCTCGCTCACGACGGGGGATGTGGGCGACGACGATTCGTACTCGTTGCTGCGACGAGTGCGGCCGAGGTATTCGCAGGCTCCTGGTAGCGCGAGCATGACGAACTACTACAAAGCCGACGCCGGTGATTCGCTGACTCCAGGGGCCACGCAAAGCGCCGACGATGGGAAGTTCGACGTGTTGCAGTCGGCAAGGTGGCACCGGCTCAAGTTCGATTGGACGGGTGACGTGGAAGTGAGCGGGATGAACGCCGACATGCAGCCGGAGGGTGAGCGTTGAAAGTCCCGTTCGATCCGAAGTTGCCGCTTGGCGATCTTGGGCGGCTGACAGTGAAGCTTTACGACCTGTTTCGGGCGTTCGCGGCTGCGATCAACGATCACGAGGATAGGTCAGTCCTCACCGGCAACGGATCGCCGGAGGGTGTCGTGACGGCCAATGTCGGGCGGCTGTACACGCGCAAGGATGGCGGGGCGGGCACGACGCTGTACGTCAAAGAAAGCGGTACCGGCAATACGGGCTGGATAGCGAAGTGAGGCGATATGTTCGGCATTGATGATCTTCTGATGGGCGCAGGCGCGATTAGCGGCCTGCTCGGCAGCGGCGACCAGACGGTGACTCAGCAACAGCAGTTGCCGAGCTTCCTTCAGCCCTACGCGCCGCTGTACGCGCAGCAGGGCTACAACCTGTCGCAAGCGCCGTTCAATCCCTATCCGTGGGAGACGGTCGCGCCGTTCACGCAGGATCAGAACGCGGCGATGGACATGGTTCGCCAGCGTTCGATGAGCGGATCGCCGGTCGTCAACGCTGCCCAACAGCAGACGCTGAACACGATCAACGGGGATTACCTGAATCCGTCAACGAATCCCTACCTACAGCAGACGTTCGATCAGGCTGCCAACCGTGTCACTGATGCGTTCTCTCGGGGAACCGCCGCGCAGACGGATGCGCGCTTTGCCAGGGCTGGTGCGTTTGGTGGCTCCGCATGGAACGAAGCGCAGCAGGCCAACCAGCGGGCGCTAGGCGACTCGCTCGCGGGGATGGCGGCGAACATCTACGGGAACAACTACACCCAGGAACGCAACCGGCAGCAGCAGGCGGCGCAGTTCGCGCCGAATCTCGCGGCGCAGGACTACCGGGATGCCGAGGCTCTGTTGAACGTCGGCGGGATGCAGCAGGGATTGGGTCAGCAGTACCTGACGGACGATTACTCGCGCTTTCAGCAGGCGCAGCAGTACCCGTACCAGCAGTTCCAGACGTTCGGGCAACTGTTCAATCCGGCGCTCGGGAGCCAGACGAGCCAGACGGTGCCGGGTGTCGGGCCGGCGCAGGGGCTGTTGGGTGGCGCGTTGGGTGGGCTTGGCATCTACAACGCCGGCCAACAAGCGGGCGTTTGGGGTGGCGGCGGTTCGCTCGGTTCGGCGACGGCTGCGACGCCGTACTCGAACAATTGGGGTTCGGCCTCGATCTGGAACTAAGGGGTAGCCATGTTCAATTACAGCGGACAGCCGGGCCTGCTCGGCTATCAGCAGCCGCAGTACGGCGGGCTGTTGGGCACGCAAAACCTGATGCAGCAATACCTGATGAACCTCTACATGCGCCGGTATCAGCCGCCTGCGATTCAGCAGCAGCCTGGCATGGTCGGCTCGCAGATGGGTCAGGGAGGGATGCAGTATCAGGCGCCGCAGATTGCGAACGTGCCGCCGCCGAAGCCTGCCGGGCAATCGTGGGCGTCCGCATACGGCCCGCAGTACAACCAAGATGGGACGTGGAACTTCAATTCGGGCTTCGGCTCGCCGGGGTGAACGATGGGCCTTCTCGACATGGACATGAGCCGTCCCGAGGCTCAGGGGTTCAACAATGCTTTGCTCGGCATGGCTCAGGCGTTGCTCACGCCGCAGGCTCGCGGGGGCGGGATGGGCGCAGCGTTTGCCGCATTCCCTGCCGCGATGGATCGGGCGAAACAGCAGGCGATGCGCGAGCAGTTGATGGCGCTGCAACAGAAGCAGGTGGGGTTGGAGGGCGACAAGCTCGGGTTTCAGATGGAGCAGGCGCGGGCGCAGCAGGAAGCGGCTCGTGCGAAACAGGCGCAGTTTGCGCAACTGGTCGCCGGTCTGCCTGCCGATCAGCAGGGAGTCGCGCTGGCGTTGGGGCCGAAATACTTCGAGGGGATGGCTCCGCAGGCACCGAAACTGGAAACGATCTTCACGCCTCAGGGCCAGGAACAAAAGGCGTGGGTGCGCGGCCCAGGTGTCGAGCCTCAGCCCGTTGGCGGTGCCAAGCAAGCGCCTATGCCGTGGGAGTATGAGCCGGACGGGCAAGGCGGCTTCCGCATGAAGCCCGGTGTGCTGTCGGCCAAAACTCAGGTTGCGCAGGCTGGCGCTGGTCGCAACAACGTCGTTTTCAAGCAGGAAGGCGAAGAATCCAAAACGGTCGGAAAATTCTTCGGCGACCAGTACGCGGAGATTCAGAAGGCGGGGATCGACGCATACGGGAAGGTGAATCGCCTTAGCAGGATGGAGCAATTGCTATCCGGCCTCGAGACGGGCAAGTTCACGCCGGCCATGACCGAGGTCAAGTCTGCGCTGGATTCGCTCGGCATCAAGATCGACCCGAATCTTGGATCGGCGCAGGCAGCGCAGGCGCTATCGAACGAACTGGCATTGCAGATGCGAAATCCGTCCGGCGGGGCGGGGATGCCGGGGGCCATGTCCGATGCGGACAGGAACTTCCTGTCAGCAACCGTTCCCGGCTTGGCAAAGACTCCGGGCGGGAACCGCCAGTTGATCGAGACGGCGAAGCGGCTCGCGCAGCGCGACCAGCAAGTCGCACAGATGGCGCGTGACTACCGCAAGCAAAACGGCCATCTGGACGAAGGCTTCTATCAGCAGTTGCAGCAGTTCTCCGAGGCCAACCCGTTGTT